AAGATATAAGATTCACATAACTAGCAAATCCAATAATGCTATCCAGGAGTTTAGAAACTACAAATGGAAAGAAGATAAATCAGGAAAGCTCATAAACATTGCAGAGGATTTACATAACCATATTATTGATCCATGTAGGTATGCAACTTATTCTATATTATCCAGACCTAACTTTGGGAAATATGCAATCCAATAAAAATAGTTATTAAATAATTTGTTTATAACCTAAGAATGATTATCTTAGCTAAATGAGAACACAAGCAGATGACTTAAGGTCAGAAATTAAAAAATTAGAATTAGCTTTATATTATACTTCTGATCCTAAAAAATTTAAGGAAATTGAAAACAAGATATTTGAAGCTAAAAGCATTTTAACTAATATACACTAATGGATAAAATACAGAACTTACACGATCTTAAATATTATACTAATATGAACCTTGTAACTGAGTTAGCTCTAAAGTGGAGTAAGGCAAGACCTAATAATAAAGAAATACAGGCATTGTCTAAGGCACTTACAGATATTGCATTTTATGTAATTAGAGTACAAGAAGATTTGGCACAGCACAAGGTAGCTATAAGTGATTATAGAGAGGACAAAAATAAAACAATATTAAAGTATCGTAGAATAAAAGAAAAATTTATTAACTTAAAGAAACTACAAGAAACCACTTAGAATTTTTCATAAGTCAGTTTAGTTAGTTAATTTGAGTAGTTTGGTAGTGAGCAGACATACACATTTTCCAAGTGGTTTGGTGTGTGTTTAGCTCACTTTTTTATTTATTAAAAATCGTAAATTAAATTCGTTATATAGTTATGAAAAAGAAGTTAAGTGTTCCTAATGATTTAAGCGAAATCACTTTAGGTCAATATCAAAAGTTTCACAAGTTACAAGAGCAAAATGATGATCCATATTTTGTACAATGCAAAATGATAGAGATTTTTTGCAATTTAGATGCTAAAGCTGTAAGACAAATGAAAATGTCTGATGCAGAAAGAGTAGCTAAAATTATTAATGATATGTTTGAAAAGAAACCACCACTTATGCACAGCTTTTATTTAAACAGCAAAGAGTATGGTTTTATTCCTGATCTTAATAATATAAGTTTTGGAGAATATATTGACTTAGACACACATATATCTAACTGGGATAATATGCACCTCGCTATGAATGTGCTATATAGACCAGTAAAAGATAAGATACAAGACAAATACTTAATTGAAGATTATGACCTAGACAGAAAAGATGAGCTATTAGAAATGCCAATGTCTGCTGTTATGGGTTCAATTTTTTTTTTGTTTCGTTTAGGGAGAGACTTGTCAAAGACTATGGCGAGTTATTTGGAAAAGGAGAGCAAGGTGGACTTGACAGCGTTTCTAACTTTTCAAGAAAATATGGATGGTTTCAATCAATATATGCACTCTCTCAAGGGCGTGTTGAAAGATTTGAAAATATCACTAAGTTAGACTTACATCAATGTTTGTACACCCTGACTTATATGAAAGAAAAGCAAGAACTAGAAAATAAAAGAATAAAAAAAAGTTTTAATAAATGAGTAATCAGGGAGTAAGAGGGTTTTACCAAGTAACTGACACGATTAAAGACCAGTTGTTAGATGATAGAAACATCAATACAGTAACTACTGGAGACATCACACAAATCAATCTTAGAAAGCAAGATATATTTCCTTTAGGTCATATTATTATTAATAGTGTAACAATAGAAGAACAGGTTTTAAGATTTAATATTACCCTGCTTACTATGGATATTGTCAATATGCAAAAGCAAGAAACAATAGACATATTTACTGGAAACACTAACGAGCAAGATATACTTAATACACAATTAAGTGTAATCAATAAAGTAGTGCAAGTCTTAAAAAGAGGAACACTATACACAAACAAATACCAGTTAGATGGAGACCCAGTTTGCGAACCTTTTTTTGATAGGTTTGAAAACGAATTAGTAGGGTGGTCAGCTAATATGGACATAATAATTAATAACGATATAACTATATGCTAAAATGGAAGTTTCAGAAAATTCAAAACTAACGCTTGACCTCAAAACTATTTCAGTAATAATATTTTTTACAATATCTCTAGCAACGACATATTTTACTTTGTCATCATCAGTTGCACAAAACTCAGAAGATGTTGCAGACTTAAAAGACAACTCTGTAAACCCTATTGAATTTCAATATAAAGATGAGTTAGTAAGATCAACAGTACAAAGATTAGAGGAAAAGCAAGATGTACTCTCAGGAGACATAAACGAAATTAAAGAAAACTTACAAAAAATAGATGAAAGGTTATATCAAATAAGCAAAAACAGATGAGAATTTTAATTTTTATATTGCTTCTTAGCAATACAGTATTCGGTCAGAAGTTTAAAAATGATATAAGTGTAGTACAATTTTCAGCAGGTTTCGTAAAAGATTCAGAAGTAAAGCTGACACCCTTTGAGGTTTACAATGTGTACTATTTTACAATGGAAGAAAGAGCTGTTTTATTTAAAGAAGAAGATATAAAATATTTACCTACTGTTATTTTGTATCATAATGGCAAAGAAATAATAAGAGTAGAAAGTGGCATAGACCTAAAATTACCTGAAAACTGTATTGAGCTTATAAGTAAAAACATAGACAAACTAATAGAAAACAAATTTTAATATGAAACAATTACTAACTATATTATTTTTATTAATATCACTAAACATACAAGGACAATTTTTTAAGGATGTTTTTAAGTATTCTACTTTGTACACATCATACACAGAGAGCAGTCCTCTATTTACACCTGATAGATATTTTGTAACACAAGAGGGAGAAGTAGTAGATATAACACCTGAAAAATCTAATGACTATTTATTAAGTTTTGGATGGCGTAGAGTTGCAAGATTTGACTACGAAAATAAAGCTAAAAAGTTTTATGATGGCACAGAGCAAAACTCTAGTTTACAATCTAACTCAGGATCAATAAAAGGGCTAGAATATTTATTTCAATATACAAAAGGAAAACAAAGAGGTAGAGAGTTTACAAGTCAAAGATATTTTGTAAGATACCTAGCAAAATACTGGAGTGCAAAAATTGAAATGCAACAAAATGGTCTAATTAATTTAGATTATAAAGCTGCTGACTTTAGATTTAGATTACCTATTAAGAAATTTAATTTCAGTATAGGGTCAGTTGTAAGAACACACAAACCTTATGGCTATTCTCCTATTGCAGAATACCTTGCACCTGATGATGTAAACTGGTGGGATTTAGCTTACGAGTATGGTTTTCAAGATGTAGGTTACTATATAGATTATGATTTTGATGGGCAACCTGATGACATAGACTGGTACTGGCTTGATGAAAACGGAGAAAGAGTAGCAGACACAGACCTAGATTTTAGAAAAAATGATTACGAAGATATTGTAAACCATTACAACAAAACACAACTTGATGCAATAGGAACTTTAGGCACATTGTCAGGAGTTGTAGGACTAGATTTTTACCATTACGGAAATGGTGGTAAATGGTGGTTACATAGTTGGGGTAATGTTTACCCTATACACAAACATATCAGAGGTAATGAAGATTTTAGTTATGAAAGATTTTTAGGAAAAAATGACTGGATAGATTACAATTACGGAGTTATGTTTGGATGGAACATTACAAAGAAATTTGGAATATTTACAGAATATGAAAAAACTAAATTTTGGGATAAAGATTTATTATATCTAAAAGCAGGTTTAAACTGGCAGCTATAATGTTTGAAGAAAGTCAAAAAGAGTTAAAAAGATTTGCTGATTATGTTATACAGCAATCAAGAAGTAACCTTAGTAGAGATAGGGGTAATAGAAAATACCCTAATAGAAACGATACAGGCAAACTTTATAAGTCATTATCTTACAAAACTGAAGTAGAAAAAGGTGCTTTGCTTGTACAGTTTTTTATGGAAGATTACGGAGAGTTTGTAGATGAGGGTGTCAAAGGTGCAAACCCAAATAAATTACCTAAGGGTTCTTTATGGAGTGGCATACAAAAAGCACCGACAAGTATTTATAGATTTGGCACAGGATCAGGCAAAAAAGGTGGCTTGTCAAAAGCAATAGAAAAATGGGTAAAAAGAAAAAACATAAAAGGTAGAGACAGAAAGACTGGTAGATTTATTACACAACAATCTATGCAATATTTAATTAAAAGAAGTATATATCTATCAGGTCTAAGAGCTACACAATTTTTTTCTAAACCATTTAACAAAGGTCAAGAAAAATATTTTGATGCTTTTCAAAAAGCATTTGCACTAGATGTAGAAAAAGGTATAATATTAGGAACTGAAAAATGAGTATAATAAAATTAAGAAGTCCAAGATACGAGGTAAAACTAGCACCTACAAACGCTGTATCTGCTAAGTTAGAATTGTCAATAGGTGGCACATTACGATATACAATAATAAAATCTTGTACAGCAGGGTCGAATGTAGAATTTGAAATATCAGAATTGTGTAGAGACTATTTAGATATAACAGTTGCAACAGATGAACAACATCCTGCAAATACTATTGCAATTTCTAGGTCTATAAAATTTTACCCACAAGCAAATGCAGGTGGTACACAAATAGGTAGCACAGATACAGTTGCACACACAGGTATAGATGGTTATGGTATATTTACAGATGGGGTAAACCCTACAATACATAGTTCACAAGTATTTTTAGTTTCTCCAAATTATAGAGGGGTAGATAGTTATAAGGTATATGCACCTGTTGGTTATGAGGGTTCTTTTCCATATCTTGACACAAATGGTGCTGTACAATATAATGATTTTGATGCAGCAGAAACAAGCGTTACATTAAGAAGTCAAACAATAGCAATAGAAAGATTAGAGTGTAGCAAATACACACCTATAAAAGTTTTGTTTTTAAACAAGTGGGGTGCTATACAAGAATTGTGGTTTCAAACAAAAACAGTAGATACATTAAACACAACATCAGAAAATTATCAAAAAAGTTTAGTAACTTTTGCAACTAGCAATACAGCAACAATAGACACAACACAACACAACATAAAAACATACAACAAACAAGGTAAAGGTAAAATAAGATTAAGCTCAGGATATTACCCTGAATTTACAAACGAGTGGTTTGAAGAATTATTACTGTCAGAGTATGTGTGGATTCGTAAACAAAACTATGCACAGGCAGAAAAAACAATACCAGTAAAAGTAGTAACAAGTTCTTTTACTAGAAAGACACAATTAAATGACAGATTAATAGAATACACAATAGACTTTGAAGAAGCATTTGATTATATTAATAATGTTAGATAATGCAAAAATTACAACTATACATAAACCAAAATATAGATCAAGACTTAACACCAATATATGTTAGGGTAGATTTATTTAATGATGAAAGCGTATCTATTACACAAACAATACAAAATGTAAAAGACATAGCTAAAATTTTTACAGAGTTTACACAAACATTTAGTTTACCTGCTTCAAAAACTAACAACAAATTATTTAGACATTATCAAAGGTTTAATATTTCAGGAACTTTTGATGGCAGAAAAAAACGAAAAGCAAAAATAGAATTAAATAATATTCCATTTAAAGATGGTTTTATAAAATTAGAGGGAGTAGATTTAAAAAACAATATTGCACACACATATAGAATTACATTTTTTGGTAATACTGTAAATTTAAAAGATGTTTTAGGAGATGATGAATTAGGTAATTTAAGTGGTTTAGGTGGTTTAGATACAGATTATACATATACAAATGTAAAAGCAAAAATAGAAGCAACTTTAACAAACAACAATTTATGTGTTCCATTAATTACACACACCCAACAATTAATATATGATAGTGCACAATCAAATGCACAATTAGGTAATTTGTATTATAATTCAAATAGCTCTTATAATGCTAATGGTGTTTTTTGGAAAGAACTCAAATACGCTATACGATTACAATATATTATTGACCAAATAGAAGCACAATATAGTGAGATAACATTTAGTAATGATTTTTTTAATAATACATCTGTTACAGAGTTTTATAATTTGTGGATGTGGTTACATAGAAAAAAAGGGAATGTAGAAGCAGAGACACAACTTAGTTTAGTTTTTGTAACTGCTACACCTATGGGTATCGTAAGTGGTTCAAGTGGATATTTTAGTGCATCAGGTAATACTTTAGTTTACCAACCTATGCCAAGTACACATAATTTAGATTCTAACGAATTAACTATTAACGAAACAACAGGTGCAACTTATAGTGTAAGAGTTTTGAGAAATGGTAGTACTTATGCTGAATTAAGTAATGTAACTGGTTTACAAACAATGTTTAGCAATATAACAGTACCAACAGGATCATACTCAATAGAAATTGCTTCTATTGGTGGTGCTTCATTTACACAAAACAATATATCTTGGGAATTTAGCGTTACTGTAACTGATGATGATGATGAACAAGCAAGTGGAAGTTCAGGTTTTACAATAGGTTTTAAAAATTCAAATACCTTTACAACAAGTACAACTATTCCTTTTAATATATCGGCACAAATACCTAAAATAAAAATTATAGATTTTTTAACTAATATATTTAAGATGTTTAATTTAACTGCATTTGTAAATGAATCAGGCACTATTGTAATACAAAAGTTAGATGATTTTTATGCAGCTTCTTCTATAACACATAACATAGATGATTATGTAGATTCAACAAAAAGCACAGTAGATGTTGCATTACCTTTTAAAGAAATAGATTTTTCTTATACTGGTTTAGGTACATTTTTAGCAAAACAATATGAACAATTAAACAACAGAAAATGGGCTTCTTTAGATTATTCTGATTTAGATTCTTTTGATGCACCACAAAATCAATATAAGGTTAATGTAAGTTTTGAGCATTTGCAATATCAAAGATTAATTAATTTAACAGGTAGTGCTGATACAGACATACAATGGGGTTGGTCAGTAGATGACAATAAACAATCTTATATTGGTATGCCAGTAATATTTTATGCTATTGAAATTAATAATGGAGATAATATTTCTTTAAGAAATGATAGTGGAACTATTGCATCTGTAAATGACTATATTATACCATCAAATAGTTTAAGTACCAATCCATCCACAAGTAAAATAAACATAAACTTTAATGCAGAAATTAATGAATACAATTCAGAAAATTCAAATGCAAGTGCATTTACAGACACATTATTTGAAAGAAACTACAAAACTTATATACAAAGCGTGTTTAATAATAATAAGCGTTTAACTAAAGTAGAAGCATATCTACCATTAAAAATCTTTTATAATTTAAAATTGAACGATAAAATTTCGTTAAATAATTATACATATAAAATTAACAGCATAACTACAAACCTAATAACAGGAAAAAGTAGTTTAGAATTATTAAATGAGGTATGATAAAAAATATTATTGATCTATTACAAATAACAAATGGAGAGACTGAGAATATTAGGATAGCTCAGGGTAAATATAAACTTGCTGAAAGTTTTAAAGAAATGATAAAACAAATAAAACAAAACAGAAATGCCACAAAAAGTAGTAGTTGATTTTGAGTTACAAGCAAAAGAAGCTGAAAAAAATATAAAGAAATTACAAGATCAAGTAGCTGACCTGCAAAAAAAAGTAGAAGAAGCTAATAGTAAGACTGAAAAAGGTGTTTCTAAAATTGGTAAAGCAGCAAAAGGTGCTGCAACTGGTGTAAAAAAAGTAGGTTCTACAATAGGTGGACTTGCTAAATTTGCAGGTGTTTTATTTATACTACAAAAAGCATTTGAATTTATATCAGAAGCAATCAAAGGTAACCAAGCAGTTATGGACACTCTTACAACTGCAACTGAAACAGCAACAATTATATTTAATCAGGTAGCTGATGCTATATTTAGTAGCTCAGAAAACTTTGATGCACTAGGTAGAATAATGTCTAATCTACTCACAATAGCATTAACACCTATTAAATTAACTTTTAACGCTATAAAAGCAGCAATTTTAGGTGCTCAATTAGCTTGGGAACAATCGTGGTTAGGTGGAAATGATCCTGAAAGAATTGCAGAACTAAAAGCAGGGCTTAATGAAGTAAAAGAAGATGTAATTGAAATAGGCACAGAAGCTCTTAATGCAGGAAAAGATATTGTTAATGATTTTGGAGAAGCTATTTCGGAAGTTAGCAATATAGCAAAAGTAACAACAGAAGCACTAAGCTCTGAAAATATAAAAGCTGCGACAGAAACAGCAAAAGCCAATAAACAACTAAGAAAAGATGCAGAATTAGCAAGAGTAGCAAATCAAGGTTTAATAGAACAATACGATATACAAGCAGAACAGCAAAGACAAATACGAGACAATGATTTAAAAAGTATTGATGAAAGAATAAAAGCAAATGATGACTTAAAAGCTACACTTACAAGTCAAAAAGAAGCTATGCTAGAAAATGCACAAGCAATTTTAGCAGCAGCAGAAGCACAATTTAAACTAACAGGACTAGATGAAGATAACATAGCATTACAAGAAGCTAAAAACGAATTAAAAGCAGTAGAAGCACAGATTACTGGTTTTATGTCAGAGCAAGAATCAAACAGAATTGCTTTGTTAAAAGAAAAAATGGAACTTGATGCAAGTAATGATGAAGCAACAGCAGCAAGACAAGCAGAGCAAAGAGCATTTAATGCTGAAATGATGGAGAATGATATGGCTCGTATGCAACAAATGTTAGATGACTTAGAATTAGAAAAAGAAATAGAAGAAGAAAGACTAACTGCAAAAAGAGATTCATACCAAAAAGGAACACAAGCATATATTGATGCAAACAATGAGTTATTAGACTATCAACAAGCTAATGCAAACGAACAAGAAAAGATAGAAAAGGATTTAGCAGTAGCAAAACAAGAAGCAATTACAGGTGCTTTAGGTAATTTAGCATCAATAGTTGGTAAAAACAGTAAATTTGGAAAAGCAATAGCAGTAGTTCAAGCAATTAGAGATACATTTTCAGGTGCTAACAAAGCGTTATCAGCTAGTCCACCACCTTTTAACTTTATTGCAGCAGCAGCAGTAGTTGCAGCAGGTATTGCTAATGTAAAATCAATAACAAGCAGTAAAGAACCAGCAGCACCTAGTTTTGCAAAGGGTGGAACTGGTGGAGATGTAACACCTGCTGTACCTGCGACACCATCTCCAGTTATGCCTGACATAGCATCAGTAGGAGATAGTGGCTTAAATCAACTAGCAAGTGCAATAGGAGATCAATCACAACAACCTATACAGGCATTTGTGGTTTCTAATGATGTTACAACTGCACAAGGACTGGAAAGAAATATTGTTGATGGTGCAGCAATATAAATACAAAATTTAACTAAAAAATCGTTATAGAAATATGAGAATCGTAGAACTTATTTTAGATGAAGCTCAGAGTATGATGGGCATAGAAGCAATCTCAATAGTAGAAAACCCTGCAATAGAAGAAAATTTTTTAGCATTAAAGTCTGATGAGATAAAACTTGCAGAAGTTAATAAAGAAAAAAAGATATTAATGGGTGCATTACTTATTCCTAATAAACCTATTTACAGAAAATCAGGAAAAGATGAATATTATATATATTTTTCTAAAGACACAGTAGAGAAAGCATCACAATTATACCTTAAAAATGGCAATCAAAACAACTCAACGCTAGAACATAAGCACGAATTAAGTGGGCTTACTCTAGTAGAAAGTTGGATAGTAGAAGATACTAAGTTTGACAAGTCAAGAAAGTATGGTTTAGATGTACCAGTTGGTACTTGGATGGGTGCTGTTAAAGTAAACAATGATGATGTGTGGAATGAGTATGTAAAAACAGGAAAAGTAAAAGGATTCTCAATAGAGGGTTACTTTGCAGATAAAATGGAAAGACCACAAGATAATACTACTGGACTTAGTGAAGAAGAAAAAGCAGACTTATTACTTAGTCAGATCACAAGTATTGTAAAAGGAGAAAAAGTAGAGTTAAAATCTTCAGTTGCAGTATTAGAAGAATATACTTATGAGCTTAACAAAAGCACAGAAGATTTAATGATTTTAGCTACTGAAGCAAAAGAAACTATAAGTCAAGGAGTTAAAGAACTAACTAGAGTAGATGCTGTAAATAAGATAGCAAAAAAGAAATTAGAAAACATATCTGAAGCTGCTAAAGATTTAGGTGTAAAAATACCACAAATTACAGAATTACAAAAAGCAATAAATGGATATGAACAACAAAGAAAATCCTTAACAAAAGTTTTGAAATAAAATGATAGATAAAAATATAATATTTGAAAAACTATCAAAAAAACAGTCATACGATTTTGACCAAGTGTTAGATAATGACTATGCTATTATTGCAGATAGACTTGCTTATTCCTCAAAAGAAAAAGCAGAAGAAGTTGCACAGGATATGGGATGTGAGGGATCACACGAGCACGAATTAGAAGATAAAGTGTGGTATATGCCTTGTGAACAACATAAATTAAAAAAACCTTGTCAAGAGGGATTTGAAAAAAAGAATGGTAAATGTGTAAAAAAATCAAGTTATGATAAACAAG